CTCCGAGACGACCACCCTCAGGCCCCACAGCTGGTTGAGCTGCTCGACCGACGCAGCAGGGTCGCTGATGAGGTACTTGCCCGAGGAGTCCTTGGCAGTGAGGAAGCCGGCCGAGTACCAGTCGTTCGGGTGGACCACCAGAGCGTTCGGACGACGGCGACCCGTGACCCGGACGGTGCGGATCGCATCCACGATCGCGTCGATGTCCGTTCCCGCCGAGCCCACGGTCGAGATGCCCGAGTTCAGGATGCCGGTGAAGTTCTCACCCGACCCAGAACCCGTGAGCATCTGGTCCTCAAGCTCTTCGTTGAGCCCGTAGCGCAGGAAGTTGTCGATCAGGGTGCGGATCTGGCCCGCGTCGGACGCGGCCCGCTTCGTGATCGGCAGCCAGTGCGCGACGGTCTTGACGGTGGTCGAGACGACCTCGAGGTCCAGCCCGGATTCCGGCTTGTACCCGCCGCCAGCGGCGAGGACGAGCGCGCCCGCCGTGCCGGGAGCGGTCGGCGCCGCGGCCGTGGTGGCCTCCGCGACCGGAGCCGCGTTGTTGGTCTTGCCGGTGACCCGGACGTACTCGACGGTGTCGCTGGTCGTGGAACCCTTGGTGACGAGGTCGTAGACCGTGAGTTCACGCTCACCGACGAGGTCGATGGTCGGGGCGTAGCGGTCGTTCACGACGAACGCGCCACCGGAGGTGGACGACGCGCCGGTCACCAGCGCCTTCACGTCCGCCGAGAACGGGCCGGACTGCAGGCCCTTTACGGTGGACGGGATGATGCCGTCGCGGCCGGCGTAGCGGCCGATGAACTCCTTGTATGCGCCGGAGTCGACGAACATCTCACCGAAGGTCTTGCCCTGGGTGTCCATCGGGAGCCCGTCGACGTTCACGAGGGCCGACTTGCGGTCCTTCGGGGCGTCGCCACCGGCGAGACCCTTCATGAACTCATGGGCTTCCTTGACCGCCCCGGCAGCCTCAGCCTCGGCCTCGACCTGACCCTTCAGGTCCTTGATCTCCTCCATGCGGGACTTGAGGTTGCTCATGTCCTCGCCGGAGAGGGGAGCATCCGCGGCGTCCAGCTGGTCGCTGAACTCCTGAAGGCTCTTGACGGCGGCTTCGAGCCGCTGACGTGCGTTGCTCATGTGCTTGCCCTTTCTCGTGGCATAGCGAGACGCCCGAACACCTGTTGTGGTCGGATCGTCGGATGGGTGGGTGCTACTCGGTGGTGAGCAGCGTGAGCCGTGCGCGGGTCAGCGCAGCGGCGACCACCTCGCTTGCCAGCGACTTACCGGACTCGTCGTCGGGGGTCGCGGGGGCTTCGGTGGTTGCGGCGTCATCGGCGCACTTGGCGCCGTTGTCGACCGCAAGATCATGGATGGCCTGCAAGCGCTCAGCGTCTTTCGACGAGTTGCGGGAGCCGGCCTTCAGGTAGGCATCGAACGACTTCGCCATCAGGACCGCAGCCTCACGGTTCGACGGCACAGACACGAACGACCCTTCGAGGAGTTCACCGCTCGTGATGTGCGGGATGCCGTCCTCACCGTCCTTGCGGGATGCGCCCATGAACCCGACCGACGTGTGGCCGATGATGCCCTCGGCCACGAGAGTGCGGATCTCCTGCGCCCTGGGCGTCGAGGCATACACGCCGCGAGCCTTGAGCACGTCGCCGTCATAGAACGGGACGCCGCGCCCGATCGGGTCGTGGAAGTCGTGGAAGGCGTGGAACGGGATCGACTCCGGCAGTGGCTCGAAAGCCCGCGCCTCGATGACCTCGCCGTCACGGTCGACCGTCGCGGCAGACAGGACCACCTCAAACTCGCCGTTCGGGTTCTCTGAGTCCAGCGACTTTACCGCTGCGAACGCATAGGACTTCTTCACGCCTGGCTCCTTGCCTTGATGAGCGCCTTCAAGTGGGTTGTGTCGTTGGCCAGCGCAAGGGCCTCGGTGACCGCCGCCACCGACGCGCTCGGGAGCCCGTCGCACAGTTGTGCCGGGTCCACTTGGTCGAGAGATGACTGCCAGCCCAGGCGACCCATGACCGCCCGGACGTCGCCGACAGACAGCAGCGCCACGGGCGCGCTCTCCGACGCAGAGCCCTGGACCTGCTGCGCCACGAGACTGTCGATCGCGTCCAACGGCATGGTCGCCGTGTTGAGGAAGATTCGATCCGTGCCCTCAATGAAAGGCAGGTTCTCCATCTTCCGCTTCTCGGCAATGGTCATGTGGGTGGCCTTGGCCAGGGCGTCCTGTCGAGCCTCAAATGCCCCGCGCAAAACCTCATCCATCAAGAACTCGGCGTACACCGCGTCATCCGGCCAGTCGACGGATCGCAGATCGGTCTCCACCGCAGCCTCATACTCCGGCAGGATCCCGCCCATCGTGTCGCGGTACATCGAACGCATCTGCTCGGTGATGTTCGAGAACGTCGCCCGGTCCAAGATGTGCACCACGGGCGGCGGCACATCGAAAGCGGCGCACACCTCTTCGCGGTTCAACTTCCGCGTCTCGATGTACTGCGCCTCCTCAGCCGTCAAGGTCGCAGGGTGAGGTTCGAGGCCTTCTTCGAGGATCATGGTGCTGCCCGTCCGGGCGGCGCCGGCGTGCATCGAATCAACCTGGGCGCGCAACCGCTGCTGCGCCGGCTCACTGAGGTTCTTCGGGTGCTTCAAGAACAGGCCCGGACGCGCTCCCCGCTCCCAAAACGACGACGTAGCCGCTCGCGCCGCCCACTCGTTCTCCAACGTCGCCCGCAGTGGCTCAAGTGGCGACATTCCGCGAGTGAGACTGTCCGGGTTGTAACCCTTGAAGATCACCAAGTCTTCACGCGGAATGTCACGCAGGGTCAGTGTGCCGTTGTCGAAGGTCCATCCGCCCTCAGAGCTCATCCCGCTCGGATGCAGCGGAAACAGCGCCACGACATTGCCGCGCCGGTCACGCGACTTGAACCAGAACGCCTCACCGAAAGTGTTGCGGGTGCTCGATGTCCAGATCCACAGCGAGTGCGCTGACATCGCCGGATTCGGCCGCGCCAACAAGCGCGCCATCGGGTGACCATCAGCCTTCGGCCGGTTGAGCTCGTCGCGCTCGTAAACCGGGAACGGCAACCGCGCATGAGCCTTCGCCAACTTGTTGACGAGGATGGTAACCCACAACTGACCGCGGTACATCTGAGAGTACGCGGTCGGGTAGATCAACCCTGCGGTTGACATCTTCGGGAAATACGTCGGTGACCCTGCCAGGAGGGGCGTCTTCGTCACGAGTGACCCGTTGCTCACGAACACGCGCTACCTCCTCTCATTTCAGGGGCGTTGGAGGTAGGCGACATCGGCCAGTAGGACGACGACCTCACCGTCGAGGGAAAGATCGGTGCGGTTCTCGCCAGCGCCAAGCGCCGACGCGTTGCGGATCACCAATGCCCGCGAGTCGTTCGACCACAGCACGCCAGCGAAGGATTCCCCGGACTTGAGGGTCACGACGACCCGCTCTCGCCAACGGTTCTTCAGGACCAGGTTGCTGAACATCACAGCGTCAACGCTCCTCGGGACTCGTAGACCGACGCCGTGCGCTCTCCGGCCTTCCACGCGGCCAACGTGACCGCCTCGAGCAAAGAGATGTCGCCGCCTTTACGGCCGAATGCGCGACGGTCACCGACTGCACGCCAAGGCGCAGCCAGGACCGACTCAGTCAGACCCTTGTCGCCCGGATGGACGAGTGCGGCGTCTTCCACGAGCCGCCACAAGCCCTCGCAGGCGTCAACCCAGTCCGCCGAGTCCGCCTCGGTGACATCGACGCCCGCCTCGACAAGATCAGGGATGAGGTACGCCAGCGGCCCCCGCTTGGCGACCACAACCGCGCACTGCTGCGCCGACTGAATCCGTGCAGCCTCAGCGACAAGCCACTTCTGACCGCGACGACGATCCACCGGAGCCACAGCCACGCGCCCGTCATCAAGGACCGCAGCCGCGCCAATCGACCCATACAGCCCATCCGGCGTGCCACCAAGCCCGATCGCCGGCACCTGGTCCGGCTGAGCGAACGACTCGACGAGAGCACCCCACCGATCCGGCGAGAACGCCCCGCCGAGACTCAACGGGTCCTCCCACCATGAAAGGAACTCCCGCATGAACTCCTCGGGCGTCTTCGCCATTGCCCGACGTTGATCCGCTAAGGCTTCCTCGGCGATCCGGCCGCACCACAAAGCACAGTTGGCGTGCCACCACAACGAGCGGTCATCCAGAGCGCACCCATCGGTGCCGATGTCATGCAAGCACTTCTCGTCCTCACACGGACGGACCGGAGCGCCATACTCGACATAGGCCAGCCGAGGGTCCTTGCCAGACCTGCCCCGATCACGGATGCCCCGCAGCACCACCGACGACTCAAGACCGGCCGACGACCCCACCCGCACTTGCGCACCAGGCCGCGTCAACATCGTCGGATAGACCGCCCCTACATGCTTCGGCTCAAGGTAGAGCGCCTCGTCCAACGTGACCCGCTGCACGCCCGTCAGACCGCGCTTACCCTTGCCCGTCCGAGACCCGAAATCAATCCGGTTGCCGGTCGGCTCATGCACGATCGAGCGGTCTTGGTGACCCTCGTAGAACCGGCACGCATCGTCATAGTCGGGGTTGCGCCCGATCCACTCCTTGAAATCCTGAAACGTCGCCTTCGCAGTGTCGTCCAAATGCGCCGACCACAAGTGCTTACGCACACCGAACACGAACATGTCCGCGATCGCCGCAATGCCCAACGTCGACGTCTTGATGTTCTGCCGCGGGCCGACCACACACACCTCGAACGCGGCCGGCCGATCCGGGGCCTTCTCGGCGTAGATCATGTCCAGCAACTCGCGCTGCTCATCATCAGGCGGCAAACCGAGATCGTGCCCGACCTTCGCCGCCAAGTCACCATTCGTCCACCGCTCAGGCGGCCGATGACGAAACAGTGGCGCGTACTCGGTCACGCGTGCTTAGCCCGCCGCGCCGCAAGCTCATCCTGAAGCTGCTGCGGAGCAGACGCAACGCCCGCACCACGCAAAGCCACAACCAAGACCGCATCAAGCTGCCGGGACACGGCCGCCAACGCTGAGCCCGTATCCAAACCCGGCTCATCCATGCGACGGGCCAGAGACA